ACAAGAAGAGTGGAAAGTAAGTTCAAGGGGGCTTACAAATTATTAGAGAAGGTGTATGCTTCTCAATATGATGAAGATAAATGGGATAATCTCGTTGAGTTAGATATTGCAAAGAGTGAACAAAAACAAGAAATTGACTTTATCGTTCCCAACAAACCAATGTATAGAATCTTTGAGATAGATGATATGAAAGAAATCAAAGGTCTTACTGGTGAATACATTGTTCAAGAAAAATATGATGGTATGAGAATACAACTTCACAAGTTCAATGGTAAAGTCAGAATATACTCTTTCAATGAAAAGGACATTACAGATAAGTGTCCAAAACAAGTAAAACACTTGGAAAAGAAAATGTTCAATGATTGTATATTAGATGGGGAACTCATGTTGTTTGATGGTGATGAGCCATTACATAGAGCAGATACAATAGCCCATGTTTTCAAGAATAAAAAAGGTGGTGAACTAAAAGCACACGTCTTTGATATTATGGTTCATGAAGGAAAGAACATTGCTGATGAAACTCTACGAGAAAGAAATAATATTCTTTTGTATCAGTATGCTCAACATTCGTCTGAGGACTTAGCATTCCCATCTAAGAAGGATACAAGAATCGCTGATTCCATAAAAGAAGTAGAATCCTATGCTAAAGAAATAATGCAGTTACCTGCATCAGAAGGTGTGGTAATCAAAGATATAGAATCAACTTACTATATTGGGGTTAAGAAAAATCCTAAGTGGATTAAGTGGAAAAAGTTCGTGGACTTGGATGTTATAGTGTTGGATGATAAGAAGACAAAGAGCAATCTACATTCCTACACAATGGGAGTTGGGCCAGTTAATGCTGAAACTGCGAGGAACTACAAGACTGTTGAGTTTGAAGATAAAGACTACTTAGAAGTGGGTAAGGCTCTCAACACAAAACAATCAGTAAAGATTGGTAGTATTGTTAGAGTAAAGGTTGATGAAGTTAAGAAAGGTAAAGATGGGTTCAAACTATTTTCTGCTAAAGTTATAGAGATACCCGAAGTAACTCAATCAGATACGGTTGAAACATTAGAGCAACTAGCAAGTAAGACAAAAAAATCTCTTAATGCAATTGGATATACATTCGGAGATAAGGTAGGTGGGATGTTTGAAGTTACATCAGGATTACAGAACCCAAGAGGTCAGAAAAGGAAAGATGTGAAGAAAGGATATTACATTACAGACCATATACATGGAACTGCTGAGATTATTCTAAAAGAGGATATGAATGGTTTCACAATCTATGGTTTTGAAGGAGATTCTCTTATGCAAAAGAATGCTCTATACAACATAGACCTGTGGAAAGAGCAAGTAGTTAGTATAATGAAAGGGAAACGTTCTACCTTTAGATTGGCTATTCGTAATGAAATATTAGAGAGTGGTAGAGATAATCTAAGGTTTGAACAGATATTAGATTATGTTAAGGACAAACATCAAGGGACTTTTCAAGACTTATTCGACTCTGATGAAGGAAGGTTAATGTCTTGGATGAAACAACAAGAAGATTTAGTTTATCTCCATCCTAACAAGTTTACTGCAAGAGAAGACGTATTGGAAAAAGATGTTGAAGAATTACAAAAGGAAGAAACAGGCAAGTATACAATTAATCTTAGAGAAGATGATAATGTAGATTTAATCATAGAATACAAAGACGAGCGTATGGGTTGGACTATTGATATTGAAGAGTCAGAAGACATATACGAATTGTTTGGTAAGTCAGGTAAGTATCCGGCTATTGTAATGAAGAATGCAGGTGAGCCTAAGAAAGTCTTGGATAAAGGCAGTATAGAATTAGGTATTCAAAAAGATGGATACCATGAATATAAATTAGATGGAGATAAGTTCCAAACGAGAATGCACTTTAGAGTAGTTCCATTAGATGAACAAAAGAGTTGGATAGCATGGACAGGAAAGAAACAAGAAATGTTAGACGATGAAGAGAACCCAAATAAATGGAATCTGAATGAAGATTCTTATGCTCAATTACCCTTCCCTTCGGATAAAAAAGAGTAATTATTGCTATTACTTCATATAGTAAGAGTGAAAAACATACCGATAATGCTCATGATGGATACTCCTCTGCTAAAGGCTGAGAGTAATCATGAGTTTACTATTTTGAAGTCTGACAACCTAATCATTGGTGGCTATGCTTCAATCGAAATAGTAGATAAGCAGAACGATTTAATCACACTTGAAGCATTGAATGATGCGGTTAAGAAGTATATGTCTGATGAAAAATACAGAAATGTAATGTCTAACCATTCTAACGTGCAAGTTGGAGAAGTTGTAGAGCAGTATAGAGATGCTAACGGAGTTTTGCACAAGACTGCCGTAGATGATGTAGGATTCTATGTTGTGATAAAACTACGAGATGACATTGAGAAAGCAAAAGAAATCTCAAGAGGAATTAGAAAGGGAACTCTACGTTCCTTTAGTATTGGAGGACAAGCCATTTCAAAGAAGCAAAGAACTTCTGAGGAGTATGGTGAGTACAATGAGATAGACAGGTTGGAACTGCATGAAGTTACAATCTGCGAGAAGGGGATAAACCCCGAAGCAAAATTCGACATTTTGAAAATGGAGGAAAAAAACATGAGTGAAAAGTTAGAAAAAGCACTTGAAGAACTGAACGACCTGATGAAACAGGTTAGTGAAGTTACTTCAACAGAAAATGATGACGTAACGAAGAACGAAATGGCCTACATGGATACCAAAGATGACGAGATGGCTATGGCTGATGATGAGTCAGACATGGACAAGTCAGAAGAGGATGACATGGACAAGGCAGACGAGGACATGGAAGAGAAGGCTCTTGATGAGGATTCAACAAGAGACTACGAAGCCGGAGAAGTTGTTGTAGATGGAGGAAACCCAAAACCTGCACCTGCTGAACTAAAGTCCTTCGGGCTTGATGGAGCAGACTTTGCTACTCTCGACCTATCGGCTGAGAATGTAGAAAAAGCATATGCAAAATTCAAAGCAGATAGAATGGAAGCAATGGCTTTCGATTCTCTCAACAAGCAGTTTGAAGCCCGACTCACAGAAGAGTTGTCTGTTAAGAAGGCGGAGGCTGAAAAAGCATCTTACGATGCTCGCTCAGATGTAGCGGCTCTAAAAGAAGAGTTTGCTGAACTACGCAAGTCCCTATCCGAAAAGGATTCAGAAATTAGGAAGGCACAGGAAGTAGCATTTGCTCTACCTGATGGAATGCCAACAAGCATTGAGGCGGCGGCTGAGATGTCTTGGGAAGATATTCACGCATTAACAAGAGGTGATTAAATATGTCAGGATACATTAAGACAATGAAAGACTTAGAAGCAGCAACATACGGATACGGTGGAAACACTGGTAATGCTCTACTCAAAGCGGGTGGAGTTGTTGGAGGATTCGGAACTCCTCACGATGCAGCCAGTAACCCATTTACTGCTGCTGCTGGTCTTGGCGACCTTTACAACGTTCTGTATGGACAGAAAGTTTGGTCTATGCTAAATCAGGAAGTTAACCCTCTTGCTATGTTGGCTAAGAGGCCATACACATCTTCCGGTTGGAGAGTTCTAAAGAGCCGACCTATTGGTGGAAGTGGTTCAGAGTTCGCTACTGGTTCTAACGCTGTTACTGCAAACATTTCGTCTGCAAACGCAGCAACACCAAGAGCAGATACCATTGGTGGTGTCCCTGAAAACGCAGTTATTGGAACAGATATGGTTGCACTTGCACCTGAATACACAAAACTGTATGTTAGCCCTAAGACTATTGCACACCTGTTTGAGTTCTCAGAACTCGGTATGGAACTTGCTGCAATTGATGATGGTGTCGGTGATATCAGAGCAATTGTTCGTGAGGACATGGGTAAACTACACGCAGAAGTTCAGAGTAAGATGCTAGTTATGCCTCTTGAGAAATACTCGGAGAACAACACAACTGGTATTGAGAAGAACTACACTTCTCTACTAAAGATTGTTTCATCTGCCGCAGAAATCGCTCAGATGGCTGACGATGACGTATTCTACCACAACCAAACAAACAACGGTACGGCAGCACAACTTGCTGACGCAACCAGTATCTTTGGAACTGAGAGAACTGTAACTGTCAACACATCAGGCGGAAGTGGAGCATATACTTACACTGGTGTTGCATCTTTCCTTGATGCAGAGGTTGACTTCGGAGCAAACTACACATCAGGCGGTTGCCGTGTACTAACTCTAAGTCTACTAAACGACATGATTCGCAGAATCAGACAGAATGGTGGAAACCCGAAAGTTATCCTTACTGGATATGATACCATCCAAAAGATTGCTGACTTGCTACAAAGCCAAGAGCGATTCATGGACAGGAAAGAGGTTGTTCCAACCCACAACGGAGTTCGTGGTGTAAAGGGACAGGAAGTTGGATTCAGAGTTGCAACATACTATGACATCCCAATTATCCCTGCAAAGGATATGCCTTCTACTGGTAAGTCAACAAGCAACAGGCTCAGTGATATACTGATTCTTGATACTGACCACCTATGGCTATCTGTTATGAAACCAACCCAATACTTTGAGGATGGTATCACTAGCGGAAACCCATTCGGTGTTGGCAAACTAGGG